GCCCCGATGGTTGTGCCGTCAGACACATCGACAACGCCAGAAGCGTTACTGACAACAATGTGCATCGTAACTGTTCTGGTTCCGCCGGTAGCGCCGTGTACGATTATCATGTCTCCAACGTCCACCTCGTCGGATACATCATTGAAGTACCCCGCCGCATCGATGGCGGTGTGAGCATCCGTGCTGGTGTAGATGAAGAGTTGCGGTAGAGAGCCACGGGTTGATTGACCCCCATAGCTCCCAAAGCCTGATCTTGCAAAAGCCATAATTAAGCCTCTCTACAGGTTATTTTGACAATGCCGCCGGACGAACCGTCGTCGATGGCAATCGCGCCCGCCGAAAACATTGAACTGACCAAGAACGAGGTTTTTTCTGGAATGTAATTAACCTCACTTTTTTGGTTCATGCTCACGCCCATGCCGAGTGCTGACTTGTGGAACGCATAGGTGCTACGATCATTAGAGCCGTCTTTAGTAAGGCCGCCCTCATCTCGATCACCAATAATTACAATTTGCATTCCCAAAAACTTCGAGATCGTTCCGTCGACTAGAGCTTTGACCTCGTTGAACTCGGAGCTTTGCGTTTCAGTCTGCCCAATTAAAGCCGACAGGTTGTTCGCGTGAATCAAAAGACATCGATCTTGCGGTGGCACGTTGTTCGCATCCAAGGACTTTTTAGCGGCCCTTATCTTGCCAACATTTAGATCCGCCGCCGAGCCACTGGACCCATCGTTTTGAACCGTGTTTGCCACGGCGATAGACGTTGAAGCATCCAGCGCATCGATGGCTACTTGATCCATGCGTCGTCCGATGGCATTGCCAACGGCTTCGACCAACTCACGACGATCATCAAAATTAACGTGAGATTGCTCGAAAATATCCGAATATTCGGCTGCAATGAAATCAGTCATAGTTGCCGTGGCTTGACTGTAGGTCAAACTCATGGGGGTTACGTCAGCCTTGGGTGTGCGAACCGTTGCAACGCCCTTGGTTAATTTTGGAAATTTTACGGTATTTCCGCTGACCGCCGACTTTTCACGGATTAGACCGGCAAGCGCCCGCGAGGCCTGATAAGCCTGCTTCACTTCTTGGTCGAAAATCGTTGTGAAAGCCGGGGAGATGGTAGCTGTCATTTTCAATAACTCCGCAGTTTCATTGGATTAAATTAAAACCTGCGGTTGTCCATACGGGCCGCCAAAGACGGTTGATCGGCCAGACGGTTATCGATCAAAATTACAGCTACCAGAAGGATCGTTTGATGTCAAGAAGGTACTTGTTCCCCGTGCATGGCGTAAACCATCTTTTCAACGCGGTTTGTGAAAGCCGGATCACTGCCATAGCGCTCGTCCGACATCATCGACTGTATATCTTCCAGTGTTGTCGGCTCGGCATCGGTTTGGATTTCTTGCGAACTTGGGATTGTCGGCTCGTTATAAGCTCGGCGGATCTTGTTTAGGGCAGAAACAAATGCCGCAGATTTTGACGCCTCGCCAACGGCCTCGACCTCGAGGTCACTCAATACGCCGCTACTTGCAAACTTACCAACCCAGGCCTCTACGGATTTAATTGTGCTATCAGCGTTGCGGCCAAGTTTGTTCATTTCGACAGCGCGGTCTGTTTCGATTTGCTCGGACTGTGCCTGCTGAAGCTCAACGTACCATTTTGTTAAGGTATCAAATTGGCCCTGGCTTAATTGTTCCGACTTGGCCAAATCCAGAAACTCAGACAACGCCGGGTCTTCCTGATCCAGGCTTTGAAGGGCTCCCATATCGTATTCCTTGGGAACCTTATGACTGCCTTCAGCCATTTTTTTACGCAGGTCTTTATAGCTTTGACCCAATTTTTCAACATCTGTTTCGCCTTTCTCCTCATTCCAAAATTGTTCCTCGAGCCATTCCGGCCTTTCAGCCTTTTGCTCTTCGACCGGCTCGTCAACCGTGACCTCGTTCTGATCTACCAAGTGAGCCGGCGTTTCTTCCTTGGCGGCCTCTGGCTCGGTGCTAATGTTGATTAAGCTATCGCTTGTCTGTTCTGCCGGCTCTTCAACTGACGCAGCTAGTTCACTCATAGTTTTCTCGCTCTCTTTATTCGTCGTTCGATTTCACGGACCAAGCTATTTTGGCCTTCCCTTGCAAACCCGTGGCTTGCGTCTTCGCCGGGATACCACGTTGGTTGCTCGATGGTTTGCATTCGCAAATGGCGTAGGACTTTTTGGCCGGCCTCACTTGCGAACGCCCGCAAATACATTTTGTCGAGTTCATCTATTTCCTCGTAACTCGGCTCATCGAGCCCATTAGCTTTAGCGTTCATTTCTTCTTAAATCCGCGTTTCATGTTGGAATAAGATTTTTTGCTAATTGTGCTTTTGCTTTTCGGCCTCGATGTGCCTGCCTTCCGGCGGGCGTTGATATTTGCGTAAAGTCCTTTTTTGCCGGGCATAGTTAACCTTTCGATTTGTTATGATTTTTCACGCTGCCACGCTGGGCTCTTCGCCACCTTCATTCTCCTGTGCCATCGCTTGCTCGGCCATCTGCTGCATCTGAGCCGCCATCATCTCGCGCTCTTCTGCCGAGTTCAAAATGCTTGCGGGTATCCCAAGGCGATCAGCAACGAAATCAAGTGTGCGCTCCTGGTTCAGAGCCATTGCGCCAGCTGGCCCCATTTGCGCGGCAAGCTGCATGTACTGCATCACAGCCTGCAACTCTTCGCTGTTTTGGGCGCGAGCCAATGGCGACACGGGAACTATTTTGACCTCTTGGCCATTAATGCGAAGCGGCATATCGATCAAATTTTGCTGATCCATCACAAACAAGATCCGCGACACGATGGGCAGCATTGCCTCAGTAATAAGCCGCCCAAATGCTGCGCCCATATTTTGCGCTAGCTCGGACATACGGGCTGAAACTTCCAGGGCGCTACGCGCAGACATATTATCCGGCGGCAATGTGTCGTCTAACAGCATCCTTTTAATGGCGACTTGCAAATCATTGATTACCAGCTGCGCCACATCGAAATTACCACCTCGCTGCAAAGGACGCAGACTCTCGCCTTGCGGCCCGCCGTTTCGGGCGACCGGGATGATCGAGCCTGGCTGAATGCGAACAGTCTGCGGATTGAGCACGCCATCGTCCGCTGCGGTGTAGACGCCAGAAATTGCAAGGCTCGCATTTTGCAGTAGCAGGCGCTTGGTGGCGTTGATGGTTTTTATGTCGGCTAATGCACTGATTAAAGGACCTCGTCCCAGACTCTCCCCGGCGCACACCATGTACCTGGAAATTATCCACGGGCTGCTCGTCGTCTCGCGATAGACAAGTTCATGTTCTTCCTCGCGATGTATGAGGTGATAACAGAAGAAATCGCCTTCGGCCATGTACACAGTTGCTTCGAGCAACTCGATCTCTTCGGTGGGTGTATCCTCGACAATCTCTTTCAGCTTGTCGCTCATCTTCACATCCGGCCATTGCTGCTCGATGGCTTCCGCCTTGATGCGCAACCGGCGATACACATTATCGACCTTACCGTTTGCGCCTGCTTCCAGCGCAACTAAGAACTGTGGCACTGCCTCAAACCGCACAGGCGTATCAGCGTCGCCTGGCTGTATGAGCATTACAGCTGTACCGACACAGAGGTCCAGCAAGAACTCGCTCATCGCCAGGTCAAAATTACTTTGGCGCAAAACGGCAAACATCTTTTCGCTGTACAGGTCGAGTGCAATCTGCAAATCGCTTTGCTGATCTTCGGCAATATCGTTGCCAGGTGTCAGCCGGCACCAGTTTCTATAAGGCGGAAATAGCGTGGATTGGATGCGATTGGCAAAGCGCTGCGTCGAATGTATGGCGGTTGAATCATAAACCCGCTCCATTTTCTTCGATCCGACAGAGCGACCCTCATAATGACCGTCATACAGATTGCGTTGGGGCAGGGCGAACTCGTAACAGTCCTCATAAATTTCGCGCCAAAGATCCTTACGCGCTTCCGCTTTCTCGGCGCGGGCGATTACGTCTTTTGCTTTGAGGTGCATTAGACGTTAGCGCCTAAGGTATTTTTTAAACTGTCAATGCCGGCCTGTGCGTTGTCTCGATCAGCATTAAGCAATAGGCGCAGGCCGCCGGTCCTTCGGGCGCGACCACTAGATGCCAGTTTGCGTTGTGATCTATTCTCTTGGGCTTCTGCGCGTTGCTCCTGCTTTTCGATCCGAGCCTCTTGGCGGCGTTGTGCTGCCGCGACAGCTGGATCCGGGCCTGGCATTTCTGCACCCATCATACCGCCCATCAATCACTCCTCTTATAAATCCGAGACATAATGATGTAATCATCACCATTAGGCGCGTACTGTCGAAGCACACCTTCCTCCTCAAATTTAAAGAATTTCGCGAAACGGAGCGCGGTCTTATTGTCCTTTGCTACTGTGAATTGCAGGCGATGTACCAGCAAAACGCCATCTATTTTAGCAAAAAAGCACATTGCAGCGCGGCAAACGGACAGCGGGAACTCAATTATACTATCATCTCTAATAAGCCAGGCCTCACCAACACCGGGCACTGTGTTGAAACAGCCGAAGCTGAGAAGCGGTGCGCCGTCCAGTAGGCAAGTATAACCCGGCCCCCGCGCAGTGCTGGCTTCTAAATGCGCCAAATAATTGGGCCAGGTTTCTAAAAGGGATTGCTGCCAGGGGTCCAGCTTCATCAGCAAAATATGGGTCGGATTAAAATGAACAAGCCGCGCATTTTTGGGCATATGAAACCCGGCGACGATTTCATCGACATCCTCAAAAGACATTGAAATCCATGTCGGCGATAACCGGCTCGGTGTTGATGCCAGGCCTTGCCGGCCCGCGTGTTAGCCTTCTGTGTTCGCCGCCGCCGCTGCACAGATACCCGTAGGCATCACCGATGTGTGAGCTTTGGTTTTTGTTGGGCACATCTCGGAAACGATCATGGCCGCCGGCAATACCGACGCGCTTGAAGTGGTAGCCACCGCTTAGAGCCTTCCGCAGCTGTTTGCAGTCTGCATGAATTTGCAGGCCAGGGCGCCCATCGATCAATCGGAGCATGGGCGCCGCGCCTGCCTCACGACGCACTTGAAAATCGTTGCTTGCGGTAGG